CTATCGCCGCTCTACGGCTCGCAGGACGCTTTCTTGGTGGTGCGGCGAATGGTGCCCATAGACTTTTTCGATGGTCTCAGCGCTAGTGGCAAAGAAACCGGCAGCATCCCAGACACTTGCACCGTTTTGAAGCGCCCAGGTGATCGCAGTGTGTTTTAACGTATGTGGCGAGCAAGGGGTAACATCGGCGGATTGCACGGCTTTTGCAAAGGCTCGCTTTATGTCGCCGACACGTGCGCCCTGATATTCGACAGCCCACTTGCTTCCACTATCACGCCAGCGCCTCAGGTGGGCCGCCAGCTGGCGGGGGATGCGTGCTGGCGTGCGCCGCTTGTTGGTTTGCCGCTCTGAATCACTGCGCCTGAACATGATGCCCCGGTCCAGATCAAACCAACCTCCAACGGTGTTTGGCTCAAAACCCATCCGCAAAATGGCGTCCTTGCGAGTTCCAGTGTAGATCGCAATCAGGATAAAACGGGCGAGGTGGGAAGCCTTGTGGCCCCGGTAGGCCGCCCAGAGAAGCTTGGCAGCCTCATCACGGGACAGCCAGCGTTCAGTCGCCTCTGGCTTACCCGGCATTGTAACGGCTGGTGCAGAAGTAATATAGCCCTCAGCATGGGCGTAGTTGATAGCCCGTTGCAGAACTCCTAACTCACGGCGCACTGTCCCTGGCGAGATAGGAGCGTATTCGATGGGTTCTTTGGTGTCCGGATCACGTTTGACAACCTTCTTTCGGGTCTTTGCGTACCGCCTACACGTTTCGCCCTTCACATGGCTCAGTTTCAGCCCATCCCAAAATGGGATCAGGGCATCAATCGCATATCCGATCCTCTCTGGCGCCGCGACGGTCGGGGCATATTCCTCAGCGTAGATTGCGAGAACCTCCCCACAGGTTACGTTGGCCGGCTCATTCGCAGAACCTTCCCGTCCTTTGGTCGCGATGTAGGCAGCAAGCGCTTTTTCAGCATCTGCGCGGCTTGTGCAGCCCGTTGACTGGTCTGGCCTTCCGGTGTCCCGTATGTACCAGTACGGCCGGTGTTTGAATTTGTGCAGGCGGGCGCCCTTGCTTGGTCTTGGCATGCTTTCACCAATTTCGGAAAATCGTTTCTATCAATGCGAGTGGCACGGCCCATTTTAACGAGGAACCCATGCTCTTGTGCTGCGGTTTTTAGCGATCCTTTGGGTACACCCAATTCCTCCGCCGCCGCGTCAATGGTCAATAGCTGTGGATTAGCCATATTGGTCTCCAAGGGATTGTTGGGTTAATGGCGAGGGGATTTCGCGGCTCTTGCTGCTGAGAAAAATGGTGCGCAGCGCATCAACCGTGACAGGCGGGTTGCCTTCAAATTTTGCGGTTAGGAGCCTTAGTGTTTTCATTGCTGCCACCCGGCATTCTCTCGAGCTGCACTTGACGTCAGCATTCTCTGCTGGGCCTTAAAGTCTCTGACCCATTGATAGACGCGGGACTTGGCAATGCTTGGTCCGGGCATTGCTTTCATCACAGGGATGATCTTGGTCGCCGATACGCCTGCTAGGGCGAGTTCTGCGGCCTTTTCCATCCGTTCCGGTGTCATTGTCTGCGGCCTGCCGTGCCGCGCGCCGCGCTCGCGGGCCGCTTTGACGCCTGCGATGGTACGCTCTCTGATCAGGTCACGCTCCATCTGTGCCAAGGCTGCCATGATGTGAAACATGCCTTTGCCCATCGGGCTGGCGAGGTCGAAGCGCTCTGTCAGGCTAACCAGCAGGACGTCGTTTGCCTCAAACACCTGCATTGCGCCGATGATGCCCAGCAGGGTACGGCCCAGTCTATCCAGCTTCCAAACCACAAACTCGCCGCCAGTCTCCGCCGCGGTTGAGATGGCCGCTTGTAGCCCTGGGCGGTTTTGCTTCGCGCCGCTCATTTTGTCGGTAAAGATCATGGCGTCTGTGACGCCGTATTGTTTAAGGGCTGAGATCTGCATGTCGAGATTCTGCTCAATTGTCGAAACGCGGGCATAACCCACTTTCGCGGTTTCAGGCTTGGTCACGGTAGTCCTGCGATTGGGGTTAGCGGGCTCGGCAGAGGGTCACGGCAACCTTTCCGGTCAGGAGGGTTTCCTTTCCGGTCTTGGCGTCGAGTGTGATGGCGAAGCCAAGATTGTCATCGCATTCGATCACGTTCTCAATTTTTTCTCCGTCGAGGTGGACGAGCTCTACTTTCCCTGCATGTTGCTCAGCGGTGTAGCGGGTCATGGGTGACCTCCTAAGTGGCGCGTTTCGGGGCTGGGTGCGGTTTAAGGTTGGGTAACGGGTGCGTCACCGGGTTGTTCTAGGTTGGTTGGATTCGTAGAGCAGGCCGTCTTTGACCACCTGCGTTCCGGCAGGTGATGTCCATCCGCTCGGAAAAGTCGTTTCGCCGAATGTCGCGCCTTCAGCCATTTTCAGGAGCGCCACGTCGTTGCGGTCCTCTGGTTCCCAGTACCGCTGGCCCTGTGGTGTATGTTTCTCGATCATGGTGTTCCTCCGGTGCGTTTCGGGGTTGGGGTTAGGTGGACTGGTCGATTGCATCGACGGATTGAGCATCAAGCTGCAATGCCTCCCGCCTAAATTCGGTTGCTGTCATTTCTGCTGCTTCTACGATGTTGTCGGCGCAGACGTGGAGGATCTTGGCGCAGAGTTCCTCGGTAAGATTGAGAGATGCCCTTCCGAAATCGCCCTGTATGTTCAGGTCGCCTTTGAGTTTTCCGTTCCAGTCACGCTCGACTTTCACGCTTTTGAAAATAATTGCCATGATGACCTCTGTGGGTTGCTGGACTGCGCGGCGGGATTCGAACCCGCAATCTCAGAAATAGAAGTTCCGTGCCTTGTCCTGTTGGGCTACGCGCCGAGAGAGGGTTAGGTGGATTTATCTGCCTCAGGGCGGCAGTCGATGACTTCGTCAACGGCGATGTTCCGGAACCGTCCGTCCTCAAATTCTGCGGTCGGCCTGACCCACACCGCGCCATCCCAGAGGCTCCGGTAAATTGTCGCCGGGGTTAGTTGGAATCTCGGGTTTGGTCGTAAGAATCCTTGGTGCGATTGATGATCCACCGCATGACCGGCACCGCCATGCTGTTTCCAATAGCCTTGTATCGGGGGCCATCAGCTGCGAGGCGCTTGGCGTCCTCATCGGTCAAATCGGGGTAGGTGCGGCGCAGGTAGGCCAGTTCGTCGGCTTCTATCTTGCGCCGGGTCTTTCGGTTCCCGATCAGGGTGTGATCATCGGGCATACCTTGCAGGCGCTCGCATTCACGCGGGGTTAGGCGGCGGACGGCCCATGGTAAGGCCACATAGCTGCGAGAAGACCCGCCGGAAGCGGCGCGGATGTTGGCGGTTTGGTGCGGGCCTTCGGGCATTGCTCCACCGTCACGCCCGCGCATATCAAACGCCACGGCAGCATGGCCCCCGGCGTTCTGGTGGCTATTGCTGTGCCCCATGCTGCGCAAGGTCGGGTGGCAATCGTCCTCTGTGAATTGCACCTCTGTGCCTTTGCAGTCGAAGGCGACTATGTTCTCATGGCTGTCCTGTTCGCGGGCCCGTAGCGGTCCAACTCCACTGCGCCAGTATCCATCGCCAGAGGAACTGAAACCGCTAACCGGCACAATCTGAGTGCCACGCCCGGTCCCATCCTCTGAGGCGTCAAAGCCTTCACCGCGCAGTGCGTGCGCAACCATATTGAAACCGTCCGCTCGACTATAATCGTCGCAGGTGGTCTCAAGGCAGTGGGCTACATCTCGGGTATAGACTTGCCCGCCACCGCCTCCAAAGCCTGCCTGAGCACCTTCGGGAGAGCCTTGCCCCGTTTCTCGGCGCGGCGGAGAATCCCCGCGCAGGCGGTCGGGCTCAAGTAGAACCGCTGCGGGATCAATGCAGTCTCCAAAGTCGATGACAACGAACACGCGACGGCGCCGCTGCGCCACTCCGCACCATTGGGCGTCAAGAACAGACCATGCCGCCCGTGCCCTTGGCCCCTGCACCATACCTTCACTTGGCCACTTTGGTCGGTGGTGTGGTGCTGCGACCTCGGTTTCGCCGGTTGGTTCTCCGTCGTCATCGAGGATGTCGATTTTTCCGCCTGCATGCCATTTCCAGAGGCCGGTGCTTTTCCCTCGCTTGGGGCGGACACCTGGTAGGAGGGGATCCACTGAACCGACCAATCCTCCCAAGAAGCACCCAAAGGCGTTGCCTTTATCGGAGAGGACGCCGGGGACGTTTTCCCAGACGACGGCAAGTTTTCCATCAGGTCGAGCAGCGACGAGGTCATGCAGGATCTCCACGAATTTAAGGGTAAGATTGCCACGGTCATCATCTGTGCCCTTGCGCAGCCCCGCGACCGAGAAGGCCTGACAGGGGGTGCCTGCAACAACCAGATCCGGCAGAGGGACGCCGCGGTCGCGCAACAGATCCGGCGTAATTTCGGTCATGTCGCCCCAGAGCAGGGGATCGCCTTGATTGTGATCCTCAGGCAGACGATAGCCAAAGCGATCAGCCAGCACCGCGCGCGGGAAATCCTCAATGTCGGACGCGAACCGCCAGTCAACCCACGGGGCTGCCAGTTCTGGGGCGCCTATGCCTGAACACATGGTCATGCCGATCATGTCTGGTCTCTCCATCAAAGGGGTGCGTTTCGGGGTTATTTGATCAGCCAAACGGCGAGTGATGCTGCGGCAATCGCTATCAGGATCGCAGTCGCAAACATTGGAATGACTGCACCAAGTCCGGCATCTGACCACCATCGCCAATAATCCATCAAACGCACCGATGCGTAGAATGTGAGGAAGGCGACTATTAGGGCGACTGCGGCGATGCCTACTGAGGCGAGCATGTTCATCTCCATCAAAGGGGTGCGGTTGTGGGGCTGGTAGGATCATTAGTCACCGACAGAGGTGCAGACCTCGTCCTCATCGACCTCAATCACGGTCTCCGCGGCGTACATAGCCAAGAGGCGCTGGGCGAGGCCGTAGGGCTTATTGGTGGTGAAGCCTTCCCGCCCGCCCTCGCTGGCAATGACGCCGGTGTAATCGCGGAGACTGCTGATGGTGCCGGTGTGCAGTTCATCGCTGTCTTGGTTGAGGTCGGTTTTCAAGCCATGGCGGATGCGCAGAGTGACGTCGCAGGAAGTCTTTTCCCGGTGTTCATAGTACGCGCTGTCATCAAGGTAGATTGTCCACTCAGGGCCGAAACAGGTGCTGTCACGCGGATCCTCTCGCTCAATGATGCAGGTCACCACCTCACCGAATCCGCCGTCGCTCTCATGAGGCGCCCGCATCTCTTCCACGATCTCAGAGAGCTTTACCGATTTCGGCGCGTTCTTGAGCATCTGAGCGATGTCTTCTTTCAGGCGCCCCTCAATAAGGTCTGACGCGATGGTCTCCACCTGTTTCAGAACCATGCCGCTGATCAGCGCATTATAGCTGGGCAGGTTCAGATCATTGATCTTGAGGGCCTCAGAAATCTTGCGCTCCAGCTCCTGGCCAAAGGGTGAAAAGCTGCGTGTCGCCTGTTCAATGGCATTTTCGACCGTCTTCGCGATCTGCTTATCCACGATCTCTTTCACGCGCTCCGGCGCTGTGGCGTTGGCCAGAGCTTGTGCGGCCAGCTGTGCAATGTCGGTTGTCGGAGTGTCGACTTTGTCTTTCATGATGGCACCTGTGAGTTACAATTTCAGCGCTGGGCGCGGCCGGTTTCCGTGAGTGGGGTGCCGCGCCCGGGTGGAGCGGGGGCCACCCCGCATGTGTGGGAAAAGGGCCGGGACCGTGGCCCCGGCCAGTTTGTGCCTCAGCAGGTTTCAGGCCTCGGCAACAGGGAGTGAGGGTGGCAACGGCGCCTGTCCGTTGTAGGGGCAGTCAGGCCGCCAATCGGTGGCGCGTCGGGCCGGGGTCAGTCGGCAGGACATGCGAGCCGCGCTGATCCACGCTGACAGCGCGCTGGGCAGGTCGATGCCGTCTACGCTGATGCCCAGAAGATCGACGCGCCAATGCGCCTCATGGGCCGGAACACCGGGCGTGATCGGGCGCGCTGTGCCGCCAAGTGTGCGCAGCAGGGTTGCCCGCCCAAATACGCCGCGGTGTTCCATCGCCAGCGCTGCGGCATAGATCTCTTGAACGCTGGCGGGCATCATGCGGCAACCTCTTGAGGTTCTACCTGAGGCGACACCTTGTCGATCCAATTGCTGATCGCCTCATCCTCTCCGATGCCAGTCGCGCAGACGCCGTGCAGCTGGATTTCCACCAAAGCGCGCTTTGGAAATGGGAATGGGTAGAGGCCACCGGTTTCGATCACCGCGCAGGCCACCGCGTCGCGGCGTTCACGGCCCTGTAGCTGGGCAATGGTCTGCGCAAAGCGGGCTGCTGTGGTCGCGGCGCTCATGCTACCGATCCCGCCTTGATGGTGGCACCTGCGCGCCCGGCCAGAATGCGGGTCAAGCCATTGGCGAAACGGAGCCGCGCCGGAGCAACCTCGGCAGTTCCTGCCAACGCCGCGAGGCGGTGGCCCAGCAGCTCACCCGCCATATCAGGGAGCAGATGGCGCGCCATCGCGGCCAGTTCCTCATCGGGCAAAGTGGCCAGCGACGTGGCGGGGTCCATCGATGAGAGGTCCCGCAATTGGTTTGTAGACACGAGGTCGTTGCTGCTGGCTGCTGTCTGGTCTGCGCGTTGCTGACGGTGCGAATGGTGCATGTTGATCTCCCTTTGTTGGGAGTAATCAATAAGCGGTAATATTACCGCCGTCAACACCAATACGGTAATAATACCGCTAATCGTAATGCGCTTCACGTTGTGCCCGTGTTAAGCCAGCAGTATTCGCGTTGAAACAAATAGTGGCTGGAGGGACTGACATGACTGATGCTGAACAAGAAAAAGCCCCGCAAGTTGCGAGGCTTCCACTGCTTCCACGTGATGAGTGGGATGGATTGGCGGGGCAGCCTACGGTTTGCTGCTGATATCGCTGAAAAGGTTTTTGACAGCGAAGGCGGCTAGGCCAATCACTTGTCCTAGGTTCTGGACTAGAAGAGCAGGCAGAAGCCATTCGTACTCGGTGAAATCGAGACTACCTAATCCCACTGCGATCAAGAGGGCGGACTGGAAGAGGATCATCCCTCCAACTGTCAGCATTAAGAAAAGCGACCAGCGCCCCTTGTGCTCGTAGTGATCTGCTGCACCGGCGAGATGCACATATTCCATCTGAAGCGCAGGCGTTACAGCTTCAGTTTTCTTTTTATACCTCTTTTCCGGGCTGGAACGCTCGTACGTTGGAGAAGATCCGCCAGACGAAATAGACGCAAGAACGTCCTTTGTCTTAGGTAGAGGATGGTGATCGTCGTCAGTTGGACTTTTTCTCTCAGACATTCTTTAAGCGATATTCCATCATCAGGCGCGAGACGCCGAAAATCCTCGCGAGAACAGCGACGGGCGCATCCTTCACTGGGCGTAACAATCTGTTTGGAACTAGGAGACAGGCCGCGAACTTGTTAGCTTCCTTCTCAAGAGGGTTCTTAGAGTCCGGCTTAGCAAAGCGAGGCAACACAGGATATGCATCCGGATCGTTGATAAAAATATCTCTATGCAGCAGCCAATGGCCGAGTTCGTGGGCCATTGTGAATGTCTGCCGTTCAGTAGAATCGTCTCTGTTCACGTAAATTCGGGCTGCGTTAAAGTCGCATAGACCCGAAACGCTTTCTGCATGTTCCCCAAAGTCGACAAATACAACATTTACTCCGCTGCTCTCCGCTATCTCATAGACGGGGATCGGCGGGGCGGACAAGTCTTGCGTGAGTTCGTTGGCCCTGTTTTCAGCAAGGTTCCATCGAGGACGCATGGGTGCAATCATACTTAACGCCTCCTCTCTCTGTCTGGGCGACTTATTTACTTCATATGGTATTTTCGGATAGCTATAGCAAATCACATTTTGTGAGATTTAAGCTCTAGCAACTCCTGAACGGGGTAGCCTCCAAGCGGTTTGGCGGCTTACCACTTGTCTTCATTATACTATTGAGCGACATCTGTACGCATGAAGCCATCTGGGACATGTATCATTCCCTCGACCATGGCGGCAAATCACCACTAGGTGCTTACTCGTCAGTTATTTTTTCCTCACAAACTCCACGGGCCAATGAAGGCGGACGCGCGCAGCCCACTTAAGGCGCATGTTCCACATGTTCGCGCCTGTCGGATTCAATGAAATGAGATGAAACAGCCCAGGTTCATCGCCAGCTTTAACCTGCTTAACCCAGCCCATGCCATCCACATCCTCGCAAACACAACGATACCCAATCACGTCGCTCGGCACACTGTCGTGCCCGTTCCTACTGTAAAACAGCAGATCTCCGGCGGAATATACTGGTTCCATACTGTCGCCCTCCACCTCAACGGCAACAATGCCGTGCGGAGATAGGCCGGGTGGGCACTCAACCTGTGGCCCGCCACCCTTTTCGTAGGCGTCAAAAACTGGAACTTGAGCCCCAGCACCGACCTTACCAGCAATCGAGATGCTCGGATGAGAGGATTCACCTATTCCGTGCAGGAGCCATAACTCGGATACGCCGAGCGTAGTAGCGACTTTGCTTATTGAGCTGACGTTAGCCCCTGCGTTTTCATCCCCTGCTTCATGTCGGCGCCGCCAGTTGCGAATTCCATCTTTAGACATACCAGACTGAACCGCCAGAGCTTGCTCTGACAGCTTGAGGCTCTCACGCCGCTCGGTAATCCGAGCCAGAATTTCACCCATATCCATAGGGGTAATTTTACCGCAGTCGTAGTCAACCTGTGAGCGGTAAGATGACCGTTGACGGTGCGGTAAAATAACCGCATACTGTAAGTCATGATGACAATTGGATCTCTCTTGCTTGTCGCCGACGCCTACAAGGTCGCGGCTTCGGTTGATCGTGACCGAACTGTGTCTCATCGGGTTTTTGGGGATAGCAAAAAACTATCAGCTCTCCGCTCTGGGGCGGGGATCGATGTCCGCCGTTTCAATAATGCACTGCGGTGGTTTCTCGACAACTGGCCTGAGGGCCACGAAGCACCGAAGAATCTTTGCGAGCACGTGAAAGCGGTGACGCATGACACTGCCGCCTGATCCTCCATCGGTGAGAGTTTCCACTTCCATAACAACAACCTGAAGGCTGAGCAGCCAAAACCCAAGGAAAAGCCGTTTCCATGTGTGAAACCTACGAGACGCCCGCGCTGCGCAAGACCTTTGCCAGCCTGGTTAAAAAAGCGGGCGGCGGGCCTTCTGTCTGCATGGCTATCAAGGAAACCACTGGGCGCAGTCTGGCTCCGGGCACGCTGTCCAAGATCGCCGATGGGTCGATGCGCTTTGACTGGCAGTTGGCCTTTCAGATCGAGGATATCGCGGAGCAGTTCCCCATCACAGGGCGCCTGAAGGCTCGGGTTGATGCCTCCCGGGCGCAGAGTGACCTGCAGCGGCTGGCCTATACCGCGCTGAAGGAGATCGGCGAGGTGCCCGCCGCAGTCTGCAGTTGGGTCGCCACAGGTGACCTGGGCGCGCTGGAGAAGGAGGGCCCCGAGGGGTTGGCTGCGCTGGAGGCGTTCCTACAGGCAGTTCGAGAGGCCAAGCAGGGCGAGGGCCAATTATGACCCCGCAGCAAGAGCAGGATCGCGGTAGTCGCGATCTGGAAATTGCAGGATCATCCGAATTTCACAACATATCCGAGGGGATCAATCATGATCGAGAATGTTGCGTCCACAGACAGCCTGCTGACTGCGATAGTCGTTGCCCAGATGGTTTTCTCGATAGCTCAATTCATGATGGTTTGCCTCTTGGTCAAGTTGATGCGGTCATTAGATCGATAACCAATCGGCAGTCTTACCGATTTTGGCTTCATCACATTTCCAATGATCCACAAGAACATGCGCTGGGAGACTTCGCCGCTGAACATCACGGGACAGCGGAATACCAAAATCGTGCTGGCATCAGGACCCGGCGCATTCTGAAGGTACATACACGCCTGAGAAGCACGATCACCGGGGCGCGGGCGGGCGCAAGAGGCGGGCTTTCCCGTCACCGTCAGCCATTCCGGAGGTGCGCAGCCCATGGGTAAGCGCAGCACCTTCAAACGCCGTAAGAACGACCTGTATCGCACGCCATGGGACCCGGTGCCGCTGCTGGCGCCCCATCTGCCCACACGGTTCCGATATGCCGAGCCATGCGCCGGAAATGGGCGGCTGATTGATCACCTTCGATGGATCGGCGGCACCTGTACTGAGGCGGTCGATATCAATCCGGGGCGTGGGGACGTCACGCAGGGCAACGCCTTGCACTGGACGCCAACGGCTAAGCCGCGCCGTCCGCTTGATTACATCATCACAAACCCGCCCTGGTCGCGGGAGATCCTGCACCCGCTTATATTGCGCCTGTCAGGCCTGTGCCCGACGTGGCTGCTGTTCGATGCGGACTGGTGCCACACGCTGCAGGCACAGCCGTATCTGCGCCACTGCCGCAAGATCGTCTCGGTCGGGCGGGTGAAGTGGATCGAGGGCAGCAAGCACACCGGAAAAGACAACTGCGCCTGGCATCTGTTCACAGCAGGGAGCCATGGGCGCACCGAGTTTGTCGGCAGGTCGGATGCAGCCCAAAAAACAACGCCCAGCGCTGGGCGCACTACGAGCAGTAGGAGCCAATCATGAGCCACAAGGCAGTCAGCTGGGCGCTTGAGCAACGCCACCTGAAACCGGGGCCATGGATCGTATTGATCCAACTGGCTGACCGGCACAACAAAGACACCCTGCAGTGTGATCCGGATCAGAAGCTGATCGCGGCCGACTGCAACATGTCCCGCGCCACGGTCAACCGGCACCTTGAGGACCTGGAACACACAGGGTTGATCCGCCGTATCCCGCGGGTAAATCCCCGCACGAACAAGGCGCTTTCGACATTCTACATATTGGGTCTGAATTTCGACAATCCACCAGAGGTCGAATTTGCTGTGTCTCAAAATGAGACACGGAAACAGAAGGGGCAAAAAGAGAACAAAGGCGCATCCCGTGTCTCAAATTGCGACACGGTCCCGAGTCTCAAAAAAGCGGATTCCCGAGTCTCAAATATCGCCATTCCCGAGTCTCAAATTGAGACACAAACCTTAGTAAATAAACCCGTAAGGGAACATTGCGCGGCTGACGCCCCGCACAAATCCGAATTTGATTTTGATGGTTTCGTTGCCGAGTTCTCAGCAGCCTATCCCCGGATGGGCCTGCCAGAGGCGACCGAGGACGCACTGCACACGGCGCTGGGCGAGGGGGTCGACCCCGCAGAGATCCTGGCTGGTGCCCGCGCCTATGCTGTTGAGCAGGATGGCAACGCCCCGCGGTATGTGAAGCTCTCCGAGAACTGGATAGCTGAGAAACGCTGGCGCCAGCACGTCACCAGCCCCAAGGCCCAGGCCGATCAATCCGAGGTGCTGGCTTACTGGGCGAAAGAAATTATCGACGCTAAGCCCCACATGCGCGGTCGTGTGTCGCCGTCCATGGCCCGGGAATGCCTGAGCGCGGGACTGGTGACCGAGCAGGATTGCCGACAGGTCGGGGTGTCGCTGTGATGTCGCCGCATGCCAACCCAGAAACCCACGGCGTGCAGTTTGGTCGGGTGGTGGTGACTGTCGACGCCGCCCTGGGCGATTGCATCGTTATCGCCCCGCAGCCCGGCCCGATCTGCATCAGCCCCAAGCGCATGCGCCTGAACAGCCTTGATGAGATCCGCGGGGCCTACCGCCACCAAAGCCGCCTCGCTGCGCGCGTACCGGATCAGTACCCCCACGCCAAAGACATCGCGGCAGCGCTGGCATTCGCAGGAAAGACGCTGAGCGCCGCACAGGGCGCAAAACACCAACCGAAAGGGCAGAGCAATGCTTGATCAACAGGAACCGTCCAAGGCGCAGATAGAGCGCGCTACTGAGATCTGGGACAACGTGACCGGTGCGTCATCAGAAGCCATCGCTGCGCGTGTGACGGGTGAGCGCGAGCAGCGCGGTGACTACCCGCTGGATAGTGCCGATTTCGGGCGCTGTGAGCGTCTGCTGGATGCGGTGCCTGGCTTGCGGGATCAACTGTCTATGATGACCGACGTCAACGCCTACTGGGCAGCTCTGGTCAAGCGCTGGGATGATATCCGCAGCGCCGATGACCAAACCGCCCTGATCAAGGAAATCGTGACGCCCATCCAGAAGGTTGATCCGGGGCATGTGTCGCGCGGGGAAGGGGTGTCAATGCGCGTGGGACCCAATACCTTTCAGGGCGTTGATACATCTGCCAGCGAAGGCCCGCTAAAGTCCGGTGGCGATGCGCTCTATTTCCGCGCCGCGGCAATTGTCGTCAGGGAGGGGAAAGCCAGCACCAGCTTTGTGCAGCGCAAGCTCGCAATCGGCTACAACAAGGCCGCGCGTCTGATCGAGCGGATGGAAGAGGCCGGGATCGTTTCTGCGCCCAACCATGTCGGGAAGCGCGAGGTAGCGACGATTGAAACAATCCGCACCGCGCTGTCCCTGCAATCTGCCATCCCCGATGACGCAGATCGCGAAACCGTTGTGAAGATGCTGACAGCTGCCTGTGACGATATCGGTGGCCAGCAACTCAAAGCCAAGCACGCTGAGCAACGCAAGGCCTCTGGTAAGCCCCCCATGAAGGCGGATCCGGATTTCGACAATGCCGCAGATACCACCTACCGGGTGACAGCGGGCGAGCTGCGCCAGTTCATTGAACGGTTCGAGCGCCTGGACGCTGAGAAGAAAGAACTGGCTGATCAACAGAAAGAGGTCATGGCAGAGGCCAAGGCCCGCGGCTACGATACCAAGGTCATCCGAAAGGTGATCGCCCTGAGGAAGCGCGACAAGGACGATATCGCCGAAGAGGACGCCGTTCTCGAGATGTACAAAGAAGCGCTGGGCATGTGAGCGCACCCATGTCGAGACCGCTTGCCAACATCACCAAAGAGACACTGGCGCCGCTATGGGCGCGTCATGACATTCCCGTTGACCGGATCGCATCCGCGCTGGGCGTGTCTCGACAAGCCGTAAGCTACAAAGCCAAGAGCCTCGGCCTCCCCAGTCGCGCAAAGGTGCGCCGGTGCTACGTCGACGATGAGACCTTCACCCGGATGTGGAACGCTGGTGTCTGTTCAACGGATATGGCGGCGCACTTTGGATATACCCACCGGTCAGCCATCGGCACCCGTCGCCGGATCCTTGGTCTGCCTGCGCGCACACGCGGGAAGGGCGGCACCAACTCTGGTGGCTGGCATCAGACAATCAGCCTCACCCAGTTCTTTGAGGCGGAACTCGCCGCCGCGATGCAGGCAGAGGCACAGCAGCGAAAGGCAGCACAATGACAGAGCGAATGACAGCTGCAGACTACAAGGCCGCCCAGCGCGCTGCGGAGGGGCAGGGGAAAGACCGGCGCCGGGTGCGCGGCACCAAGCGCACCACGACCGCTGACGGCATCACCCACGATAGCAAGACAGAGGCGGATCGCTGGGAAGAGCTGAAACTGTTGCAGGCGAGCGGTGCGATCTGTGGTCTGCGTCGGCAAGCCCCTATCCCGCTCATCGGCCGGGATGGCCCGATCATGACGGACAGCGGCAACCAGCAGCGGGTTTACAAGGCGGATTTCGTCTACGTCGACAACGCGCTGGGCGTCACGGTCGTTGAGGATCGCAAAGGGCATGAAACCGACAAATTCAAACTGGTGAAATCAGTTCTCGCGGCTCAGGGCATTGAGCTGCTGATCACCCGCGCGAAGGGGTGATGGATGAAATCTCGCCTCGCGCCAATCAATAGCGCGCAGACCGGAAAACAACATCGGGGGAACCGATAGTGAGCAGAAAATTAAAGCCAATCGACCTGGGGGCCAAGATCGTCCGGATCATTGAAAGCACCCGGATCAGCGTAACCTGTGAAGAGGTCGCACAGGACAGCATTCATGTGGCGCTGCGTGATGCTGTTCCGGGCGTACAAAGGGAGGTCCGGTTGAGCGACCGTGACCGCGTTGACCTTTTAGCTGGCTCGGTGGCCATTGAGGTGAAGGTCAAGAAGCGCCAGAGCCGCGCCCAGATCCTGAAGCAGCTGGAACGCTACGCCGAGCACGACGAGGTCAAGGCGGTCATCTTGGCGACTGCCGACGCATGGCCTGGCACGATCTCTGACCTCAACGGAAAGCCCCTCTTGGTTGCCTCTCTCACCAAGGGATGGTTGTGATGAACGGCTTTGTCGATTTCCATGACGGCAAATGGCGCGTCTCTGATCTGAAACCCCATGTCTCACTCCGTTTCAAGGATGTATTTAAGGGGATACAGTTCGGTGCCACGCCCCCGTTTGACCTGCGTGATCGCCCCAGCTTCGCCGCGGATCTCGACTGGTTTATGCAGCGCTATCCGCTCAGCCTCACAGAGGATGCGCAATCTCGGCTGTCAGATCAGCTGAAAACCTATGCAGATCTGCAGGATCGTGTCGCTGAGTTGAAGCGACCGGACTACCGGCCCAGCATCAAGCCCGGGTTCAAGGCCCCAGAGGAGGCCGAGGACTATCAGATCAGGGCGGCGGAGATGCTGCGCAGCACCGGCAGCCTGTTGCTGTTAGATGATGTGGGTCTGGGCAAGACGGTTTCTTTCCTCGCCTCTGTTGCCGATGGTTGGGGGTTGCCTGCCGCGGTTGTGGTGCAGCCGCACCTCTCATCGCAGTGGGTTAAGGAATACATTGAGCGCTTCACCCATCTGACAGCGTTCGAGGTCAAGGATCGCAAGGTGCGCGACTTGCCGCCTGCCGATATCTACCTCTTCCGCTATTCCAACATCGCAGCATGGGCAGACTACGCCGCAACGCTGGGCGTTAAGACCGTTTGTTTCGATGAAATCCAAGAGTTGCGCCATGGTACGGGCAGGCAGCACGGATCAGGCACGGCAAAGGGGCTTGGCGCTCAGGCTTTCTGCGACGCCGCACAGTACCGTATCGGCCTGACCGCAACGCCGATCTACAACTATGGATCCGAGATCTGGAACGTGGTTGAGTTTATCGCCCCCGGATCATTGGGCAGCTGGTATGAGTTCGTGATCAACTGGTGTACCTCGCACGGAACCCATTGGATTGTTAAAGACCCCGCCGCGTTGGGCGCCTTCCTCGTGGATGAGGGCATCGCTCTGCGTCGGACCAATGACGATCCGGAGGTGTCGCGCACCTTGCCGCCACTGTCCAAGGTGATTACGCAAGTTGGTTGGAATGAGGGTGACGCAGACACAAATCGGGAATTGCAGCAGCGCCTTGCCCAACGGATCCTGGCCGGGTCGTTCCATGAGCGCGGGCAGGCGGCACGCGAGCTGGACGTCATGCTGCGCCAAGAAACCGGCATCGCAAAGGCAAGGGCTGTGGCCGCATATGTGCGAACGCTGGTAGAGGCGGGAGAGCCGGTCTTATTGGCTGGCTGGCACCGTGGCGTTTATGACATTTGGCTGGACACCTTAAGCGATTTGAACCCGGTCATGTTCACAGGTTCAGAGAGTCAGCCACAGAAACGCCGCGCGAAAGAGGCCTTCCTGACGGGCCAAAGCCCGTTGATGATCATGTCACTGCGTTCAGGCGCCGGTCTGGATGGTCTGCAGCATGTCTGTCGCCACGTCGTCTACGGCGAGCTTGATTGGTCGCCACAGGTCCATACTCAGTTCACCGGCCGGGTGAGGCGTCGGGGTCAGCAGCAACCTGTCACTGCGCACTTCCTGCATGTGGATGGTGGATCCGACCCGGTGGTTATGTCGACTCTTGGCCTGAAGGCCTCGCAGTCGCACGGGATCTTAAACCCCTTCGCTGACATGGAAGCCGCCACGCCGCTTGATGATACACGAATGCGGAAGCTGGCGAAGGCAGTCTTGGAGGGTAGTCACGATGCACAATGAGTGGAATATCGGCGACCCTTGGCCGTTCAGATCATCGCGCGGGATCGTGGGGAACCCCTGCGAGCCAGTATGGCACGCGCTGATCACGCCCCCACAGAAGGAAGCGGAGACCGCACGCAAGCTTGAGAATGCAGGGTGCGAGGTTCAGTATCCAACCGAGGAGCGCGTACGGCACGTGGCGGGCAAGAAACATGTCCGAATAGCGCCAATCCTCCCCGGCATTATTTATGTAAAATTCAGCTATGAGCCTCATTGGGATGTGATGCGTAGGCGTAAGGTAGTCATCGGCGTTTTCTCTCGCTATGGGCGCCCGGTTGCGTTGAGCGATGATGATGTCATGGGGGTAATGGGCTTACCCACGCAGGCGGAGAAACAACGCGCGGAGGCTTTGGCTGCTGTAATGCCCGCGCCAGGTGGCAGAGCTGTACTGACCTCAGGGCCGTTCAGCGGGTTCATGGTGGATGTGGTAGCCGTCGAGAAAGGCCGTGTCTGGTACGAAATGATCACTGCCATTGGCGTTGTGCGCGGCGAGGATGACAGTGGCATGGTACAACGAGTTGCGCAGTAATACTGCATATGGTATTGCTCACCCATCCGGTCATACGCCGGTGACCCTCCGAGCGTCGTTGAGCGTTAGAGGCGAGCGTACCGCGAGACGGGAAACCGGTGGCCCTCGCGGTGCTGCTGCATTGGCGGGGATGTTTCAGGGAAGTGGCGACGGTACATCAGTTGCATAAGGCTGTCATTCCGTAGGGGTAGCTTATGAACAGACGTGGATTTCTGAAGACAACGGCCGCCACTGCTTTGGTTTCGTTGCTTCCGTTGCCTACAGTTTCACGCGCATCGGCGCTATCGAATGTTTGTATTTCGATAGCGCCCGCGCCGACCGTGTCGGACTTCGCCGGGCTTGATTGGGTGGAGGTCGGCGCTGTCTCGCCAGTGCCCGACCTGATCCACCAGGCGCGGCCATCCATTGGAGATGCATAGGCATGGCAATTCAGATCACTGCGGAAGACTTGGCGCAGGCGTTTTTGCAGGCAGATGATGAACTGCATGGATCGCAGCAGGGCTACTTCGACTTTGACAATCCATCTAGTAGCGCCATCGATGGCGGTTATATCGATCTGGTTCGGATCGCGGATATTTTGAATCAGAAGGTTGCGCAGCGCGAGGGCCAGTGACCCGACACCCATTCTCAGGCCGCACGGGCAGCACAGCCCGCGACCGTTTCGCAGCCACTCTCTACGCTCAGCAGGGCGGCAAATGCCGGATGTGTAGCCGACCGATCCCTCCAAGCCTCCGAGGCAAAACAGGCAAGCGCGCGGCAGTGGTGGACCACCTCCGCCCGTGGCGCCTCCGTCCTGATCTCGCATTCGAACTGACGAACCTTGGGCTCGTCTGCGCAGGTTGCCACTTCACTCATTGTGCATCAATCGAAGCTGCCCACGCAGGCGATGCTGAGCTGATCGCTCAGGCCAAGGAACGTATCGGGCAGGAGTGGTGACCGGTAAGGCGTTTTGCCCATGTGGAAGGCTGTTTCGAGCCTCTTTCGTGCTGATCTGAGGGCGGGGGAGGTCTAAAGTTCAGGGGGTTAGGCCGGAAACCTATCGCCCCTCCTGCGTGCGCAATATCTGCTCGCAAAAAGGGGGGTGTCCCCGTCGTAGGCTGGAGACTGCCAAATGGCCCAAATTCCGCGCCCTCGATACGGTGATATTTTCGCTGGCCACGATGAGGGTGGCAGTATCGCCGAACAGGCTTGCGTTCTCTGGGAAGAGTACAAAGCTGATCTTGAGGCTAGAGGCCTGTGGAATCGGGCGCGGGCTCGTACCCTTGACCGTCTGGTCCGGATGACTGCCGAGTATTTGCACTATCAACCCCTGGCGGTCGCGAGCGGGCCGGTTCGCGATAGTAAGGATGGCGGGCAGTATGCCGACATGCTTTGGTCTCAGGTGAAAAATATGGCTGACCAAATCGCCAAGCTGGAAAAATCGTTGACCCTCACGCCTGAGAGCGTTGGCGCAAAGACAGAGGCTCCGTTGAAACCTGCAGTAAAGACACCGGCGGATGAGTTCCTCGGAGCGCATTGATCAGACAACGCAATATGCGAGTGACGTTATTGCAGGAAAAGTCATCGCTGGAGAGTTTGTCAGAGCACAATGCAAGCGCCATCTAGATGATCTAAAGCAAGCGCATAGGCGTGAATTGACCTGGGATGTCGACCAGGCAGAGCGGGCCATTCGTTTTTTCCCGGCGATGCTATCGATCACTGAGGGTGCAAAGGAGGGTGAACCGTTCACCCTGTTGCCGTGGCACCTGTTTGTTGTCGGGTCGATCTTCGGGTGGCGAACGGCGGATGGCTTTATTCGGTTCCGATTTGTGTGGTTAGAGACCGGTAAGGGGCAGGCCAAGTCGCCGTTGATGGCGGCGATTGGAATCTATCTCAGCGGGTTTTATGGGCGCAAGCGCGCCGAGGTTTATTGCATCGGAGAGACCAAAGACACCGCTCGGGTCATGTTTCGCGATGCTGTGGCGATGCTGCGGGCACCAATACCAGGCAAGGAGGGCATGACGCTTGAAGATGCGGCCTACGTGATCCGTGGTACGGGAGATCTCGCTTATAGCGTGGAGCACGCAAAGAGCGGATCCTTCATGCGGCCTATCGCAAACAACGACAGCGTTTCTGGACCAAAGCCGATACTCGTGGCCGGTGACGAAATCCATGAGATGAAGTCCAATAAGGCCATCGAGATGTGGCGGGCGGCCGTTACGAAGAAGCACGGCGACAGCATCTTAATGCTTGGCACCAATACCCCAAGTGCAGATCAGCAGGTCGGTACAGATTACAGCGAGTTTTGCCAAAAGGTTGTGACCGGCGATTTCACAGATGACAGTGTCTTCGCATATATCGCCAGAGTCGATGAAGGCGATGACCCTTTGAACGACGAAAGTTGCTGGATTAAGGCGCTGCCAGCTCTGGGCCTGACATACCCCATCGACAATGTGCGCAAGCTGGTCGTTACAGCCAAGCAGCAGATCAGCACGCAACTCACGACCAAACGCCTCTATTTCGGGATCCCCGTTGGTTCGGCAGGATTCTGGACGTCTGAGCAGGCATGGAAGGAAGTTCAAGGCGCTGTTGATGAGAAGGCCATGCGAGGTCGCAAAGCGCATCTGGCGCTTGATCTGTCAGAGAAAAACGACCTGACCGCGCTAACAGCCGCGTGGGAGGGGGAAAAGATCGAGGTCAAGAACTGGTATTGGACGCGTGAATTTGAGGTCGAAGAGCGCTCCACTGCCGATGCAATTCCTTACCGCGAACTGGAAGAAGCGGACCTGATCGAAATCACGCCAGGGCGCGTGATTGATTACAGCTTCATCGCGGCCAAGATCATTGAATTCTGTGGCCGCCATGATGTTGTGCAGATGGCAATCGACAGCGCACATATGGAAAAGCTCTGCGAAGCCTTCGACACCGCCGGATTCAGCTACTGGATCGAAGAGGGTGACGACAAGGCGGGCTCCGGCCTCAAGGTCGTGCGCCATAAACAGGGTCACAGCGTGAGCTTTGACGCCAAATTTCTGTGCATGCCAACCTCGATCACACAGCTTGAAGATCACATGCTCAAAGGCACAGTGGTCATCGACCGGAACAAATTGACCAGCATTTGCGCCCGCAACGCAATCATCCGCGAAGACGGGTTCAGCAACCGCATGTTCGACAAATCGAGATCACGGGGCCGGATCGATGGGGTTGTCACCTTGGCGATGGCAGTCGGTTCGGCAACGGCGGCGATGAAAGAAAGCACTGGCGCGGATGACTATTTCGCTGCCTTGGCTGCAGAAGGGTAAACGATGGGCGTTATCGAGCGGTTCAAGGCGGCAGTTGTTCGTCGCTTCAGTACGTCCGACTCGCATTATCCTGCGCAGCTCTCGGGCGGAAAGGCGTATTCTGGCGAGGTTGTGAGCGAAGCTAGCGCTTTGGCGCTTTCAGCGGTCTGGGGGTGCGTCAATCTGATTGCGGGTACAATCGCCACGCTGCCCCTAATGGTTTATCGGACTGGTACTGATGGCAAGCGCGAAGTCGCAAAGTCACACCCACTTTATCGCGTCCTGCATGATAGCCCAAACTACGATCAGACAGCCGTTGATTTCTGGGAGTGGATGAGCGCTGCGATTGAGTTGCGTGGGAATGCCTATGCGCGGATCGCGCGGGGCGATAACGGACGGATCACTGCGCTATATCCAGTTGCTCCACAGATTGTTTCAGTGGAGCGGTTGAATAACGGGGCACTGCAATATGAATGGACCGAGGATGGCCAGCACTTCAAACTGACTGACCGAGATGTTCTTCATATCCGCGGATTTGGAGGGAACCCGCTAGGTGGGCTCTCGACGCTGCAGTTTGGGCGTGGAACATTTGGCCTGGCGCAGGCGCAGGACCGTGCCGCTAGTGAGACGTTCCGCAACGGTCTTCGCCCGTCTGGCGCGCTAACCTTCGCGGAGTTCCTGAGCAAGGAAAATCGGGAAATTGCAGAAACCAAGTTGGTTGAGAAGTTTGCGGGGGCCCAGAATGCTGGGCGCCCTATGGTTCTCGAAGGCGGGACAAAGTGGGAAAGCCTCTCGATCACGCCTGAAGACGCTCAAATGCTGGAAAGCAGGGGGTTTTCACTAGAGGAAATCTGTCGGTTCTTCGGAGTGCCGCCATTCATGATTGGCCACACAGTAAAGAGCACTTCTTGGGGAACCGGTATTGAGCAGCAGACCATCGGCTTTCAGAAATTCACACTTCGCCGCCGACTAAAGCGTATTGAGCAATCGATTGCAAAGCAGCTGCTTAGTGCTGCTGACCGGTCTGCCGGGGTCACGATTGAATTCAATATCGAAGGTTTGCTGCGCGCCGATACAGAGGCTCGCGCCGCTTTCTACACCAGCATGACGCAGATCGGCGCGATGACGATCAACGAAGTTCGGGGGTTGGAGAACCTGCCGCCGATAGAGGGTGGAAACGTTGCCCGGATGCAAATGCAAAACGTGCCAATTACGGAGGCAGGGAATGACGATCCAGCATAAGGCCGCCCCGGTCTTCAAAATTAAGGCGATGGATGATGATACCGGCGAATTCGAAGGCTATGGGTCTATCTTTGGCGGCGAACCTGATGCTCACGGTGATGTTGTGGTAAGGGGCGCGTATACTGAGACTCTGAAAGAGCACAAAGCCAAAGGCACGATGCCTAAGATGTTCTGGCAGCATCAACGCAGTGAGGTCATTGGGAAATGGCTTGCTGCGGAAGAGGACAGCCAGGGCCTACTGATGCGCGGCAAGCTGAACATGGGTGTTCAGCGTGGACGGGAAGCCCACGCGCTATTAAAGGATGGTGACATCGATGGCCTCTCCATCGGTTACTACATTCGCAAGTATGAGAGTGATGAAAATACAGGCGTTTGGTACTTGAAAGAACTGGACCTCTTTGAGGTGTCTGTTGTCTCTATCGGCGCCCATGAGAGCGCGACCGTCTCATCCGTCAAAGCGCTGAAAGCTACTCATGACATTACAGAAAAGCTCAAAGCCGGGGATCGGCTAACTGAGCGAGAGTTTGAAACGTTGCTCAAGGGGAACTTGGGGCTTTCAAATTCACAGGCGGAACGTGCCGCACGTATCCACCTGAAAGGGCCGGGGGAACCGGCAGCGGCAAAGCAAGCCCGCGAACTGCTTGAAGCGTTGCGGGCCTAATCCCACCAGACACAGGAGGCCAATATGGCTGATGAAAACACCAAGTCGGTGGCGGAACTCGCTGCCGACATCAAAGCCGATCACGCCAAGGCGTTCGATAAGGTCAAGGAAATTGCCGAGGATGCCCTGGGTAAAGCTAAGGCTGGCGAAGACGTCACACGCGATCTGAAAGAGAAGGCTGATGAGGCGCTCTTGAAGATGAACGGTCTGGCAGAGCAGATCTCCGAATTTGAACAGAAATTGGCTCGGGCGCATGACGGCGGCACACCCGAACATGCGAAATCTCTGGGGGAGCGTGTTGTGTCCTCGGAGTCCTTCAAAGCCGCGTTCGAAAAAGGCACCGACTTCCGCGGCACAGCGCAATTTCAGGCCAAAGCGACCATCACCAGTGCTACCAGCGACACGGCTGGCGCTGTTGGTGCGGCTGTGCCTGACACACGTCTGTCCGGCGTGATCGCGCCACCCAACCGCCGCATGACAATCCGCGATCTGATCACACCGGGTCAGATGGATGGATCCACCCTGGAATACGTGCGCGAAACCGGCTTCAATAACAATGCAGCCGCTGTGGCAGAGGGAGCCACCAAGCCACAGTCCGACATCAAGATGGAGCTGGTGAACACCTCGGCAAAGGTGATTGCACATACTGCCAAGGCTTCGCGCCAGATCCTTGATGACGCCGCGTGGATGCGCTCCTACATTGATGGGCGCCTGCGCTATGGACTGGCATTCAAAGAAGAATACCAGCTCCTGAGCGGCGACGGAACCGGTCAAAACCTGTTGGGAATCGTTCCTCAGGCCACTGCATATGCCGCCCCGTCCGGAGCATCCGCATCCACCCAGTACCTCGATACAATGCGTCTTGCCATGCTTCAGGCCGTTCTGGCGGAATATCCGGCTACAGGTCATGTCATGAACCCCATCGATTGGACAAATGTCGAGCTCCTGAAGGATGCAGATGGCCGTTACATCATCGGCAATCCGCAGGGCACCGCGGCTCCCACACTCTGGGGCCTTCCTGTTGTGGCGACCCAGGCAATGCAGGTGGATAAATTTCTGACCGGCGCGTTTATGCTTGGCGCTCAGGTGTTTGATCGCTGGCAGGCGCGCGTGGAAATCGCGACCGAGAACGAAGATGATTTCGTGAAAAACCTTGTGACCATGCTCTGCGAGGAGCGTCTGGCGTTGGCGGTCTATCGTCCCGAAGCCTTCATCTACGGTGATTTTGGCAACGTTGCCTAATCGGTTTTCTCAGGAGGGCGGGGCGGCTCGCCCTCTTAGTAAACCGATTAGGAGAATGACATGAAATATGACGTGAAGCGGCAGCATGTCGGAGATCGGAATTATGAGGCTGGCGATACTCGCGTAGCTCGCCCCGACGACGTTGCGCATTTGGTAGCAAGTGGCGTTTTGACTGAGAAAGCGGCCGTTGTTCCAAACAATAAGGCGCTCAAGGTGCCGAGCAACAAGGCGAAGTGATGATGTTCCGCCCCATTCGCACTGTCGCCCCGGCTGAAAGCCCCGTCACACTCGATGAGGTAAAAGAGCATGCACCGGTCGATTTTGACGCCGATGATGATCTGCTGACAGGCATGCGCGATGCCGCTGTTGCTCATCTAGATGGATTTCGGGGTGTCTTGGGTCGGGCCATGGTTGCGCAGACGTGGAAATTGCATAGCGCAAATTGGGCGCGGGACATTCGATTGCCGGTGCCCGACGTATTGTCTGTCGATCTGACCTACCTCGATGAAGGTGGCGTGGAACAAAGCGTGGCAGCGGAACACATCTCGGTTCTGCCTGTTGTCACTGGCACGCTGGTATCGCTGGCAGACGCGTTTACCTTTCCTGCGCTGCAGGAGGACAATCCAGCGCCAATCGCAGTGCAGTTCACATGCGGCTTTGGCGCCGCAGTAGATGTACCAGCAAATTTGAAACTTGCGGTCAAGGCTTTGGCGGCAACCTGGTATGAAAACCGAACAGCGCAGCCTGGTGAGGCCCTCCCGATGGGGGTCTCCGCCCTGATCCAGCCTTATCGGTGGATGGCAGTCTGATGCTGCTGATCGAACGCGTGGCTTTCGATGAACTGGTCGGCACCGATGATGGTTTCGGAGGCAAAGACTGGACACCTGTGGAGCGCCTGCGGGCTCGCGCTTTTTTTCAGTTCCTGCGCGGAGGTGAGAGTGTTCAAGCAGCGCGTTTGACAGGTCGGCAGACAATTGTCGCGACGATCCGCCAATCACCTCCTGCGCTGGCCATAAAAACCAAATGGCAAATGCGAGATATCGGAAAAGGCATCACGTACGACATCCGAGCAATAGAGCCAAACCGGGACAAGCCGCGGCAATATCTGGACATTGTTTGCGAGAGCCTTTCGTGAAAACCCTGCTGAAAATGGAGGGTTTGCGCGAACTCGACAATGATCTGGCAGCATTGCCGAAAGCTGTATCAAAGCCGATCGTTCGGCGCGCTCTGGCCAAGCAGCTGCAACCAGTTGCGGAAATGGCGAATTACCTTTGGCCCGGGGCCGACGATAGTGCATTCGCGGTTTCTTCGAGGCTCAAAAACGGCCAGCCGCAACCAGATGTCGGTTCCAGCGCAGTCACCATGTTCGTTGGCGCGACCAGATCCGCCCCGCATGCACATCTACGCGAGTGGGGCACCGAGCCTCGCTACCACAAAAGCGGCAAGTATGTGGGTGCTGTAGCCCCGATACCGTCGCTCACCCCGTCGTGGGAGGCCTACAAGAGCGACATCCTTCAGGGCTTGGCCGCTGAGATACGGGGCGAGTTGGAGGCGACACTGTCACGCCGCGCCAAGAGGGGGCTGTGATGGAGGAATATCTTCAGGTCTTGCTTTCTGCGGCAGTGAATTGCCCGGTGAAATGGGGCTACTTCGAGGATGGCGAAACCATGCCGCTGGTGTCGATGTCGCGCATGTCTGGCAGGCGATACCACACCCTGAACAGCAAGGGCCTCATGCAAGGCTCGATACAGATCGACTGCTGGGGCAAAACCTACCTTCAGGCGATGATTGCCAGCCGCGAGGTGCGCACTGTGCTCGAAGGTTATAGCGGCGGGACAATTGTCAGCGCGCGTCTGACGGCCGCACGAGACAGTAACAGTACCGATGCCAGTGCTGCCCACAGGGTCTCACTCACATTTGCGATCACTTATCGCGAATAGCCGCAAATCTGCGGCGGCACACCCCTCCGCAAAGGACACACATCATGACCAGCCAGAAACCTGCTGCGGCGGGCCAAAGATCTGCGGCCAAATCCAACCCGGAACCCGTTGTCGCGACGGGCGTCAAGCTGATCCGCTTGCAGATGGAGCCGAACAAGGCGTCACACCCGGCCGCGCTGTACCGGGGCCCGGAGCCAAAGCCCGGCGATCTGCTGGAGTTCACTTTGGACAATCGCGTGACCTACCAGGGCACGGTGGCCGAGGCGACAGAGGCTGATGGCGAAGTGCTGGCCGAGTTCACGGGGCCGCTGAAGGTGATCTCCACGAAATAGGCCACGGCCTATCTACCCGCGCCCCAAGGCGCTTTCTCTCTATACTGAAAGGAAACAGATATGGCGCACCAGACCGCCTCTGGGGTGACGCTCGGCATTTCTGCCGCCGCGCCCGCAACCCATGACACCGCAGGGTTTGACGCCCTGACCTTCATCCCGGTTGGTGAGATCACCAACGTGGGCGAATTCGGTAAAGAATGGGCCCTCGTGACACACAACCCGCTGTCAACGCGAGGCACCAAGAAGGGCAAGGGGAGCTATAACAATGGCAATCTGAACCCCAGCCTTGCACTCGATCCCGATGACGCTGGGCAAACTGCGATGGAAACCGCGCTTGAAAGCGATGACCCGGTTTATATGGCGATCACGCTTCAGGATGGAACGATCTTCTATCTTGTGGGTCTGGTGATGTCGTTCAAGCCAAACATCGGCGGCGTAGATGATGTGGTTACGGCCACCACCTCGATTGAGCTTACCCCCGAACAGATCCTCAAAAAGGCCGCCTAAGAGCTGATCAAGATCCGCTCATTTGAGCGGCAGGGCCGGGTGGAAAGTGGTTCGATCCCCCGGCCCGAATGAACCACGAACTGATAGGATAAGATCATGGATTTCAACCAGTTTGATAGCGTGTCAGCCGCTGAAAAGGGCGCAGACTGCCACCTGAAGCATCCGGCAACCTTGAAGCCGCTGTTTGACAACCCCGATGACCCCACGGTCGATAACGGCAAACCTTGCTTGGCCGTTGTTCTGGGGGCCGAGGCACCATCAGTCCGGGCCGCCTCACGCGCTCGCCAGAAGGCACGGGCTGAAGCTGACGATGGCGATGAGAAAGCTGATGACGAGAACACCCTTGAGGCAGTGCATGAGCGCATGGTCGAGGCTATGGTGCCACGTGTTCTCGGCTTCAAAAACGTTCGCAAGGGCAAAGCTCCAGCGACCAAGGCTGATGCGGCCTGGCTTTTTGGCTTGAATCGTATGAACGCACAGGAAGGTGAGATGTCCTTTGCTGAGCAAGTCGCCGCGTTCTCAGCCAAGCGCGGTAACTACTTGGGAAACGCCTCCGCCGACTGACACTCTATGCCGAACAGGCAGGGTTTCTATCTGCGCGCCCGGACGAGTGGAAGTCCAACCGGCTGAAGATCTGGCAGAAAGAGGGTATTGACCTTGCTCTGCCAGATGTCGGTGGTGTGGAATATCTGCTCGATATGATGATGCCCGAGGCTCTCGGCTGGTGCAGCTTTGATCAGATGGGTGGCGCTGCACCAATCGCCTGGACGGAGATAAACGCCTTTTCACTGGCAGCAGGGCTGGATCTTGAGCCGTGGGAAGTAAAGCAGCTCCGGGCGATGAGCGCGGCCTATGTGCAGGGTCTGGCGCGCGGGCGAGAGCCGATGAAGGTCTCACCCGCATTTGATGATCGGCCAGATGAGGATCCAGGTGTCAAGATGGAACGTCAGCGGCTGTCTGACAACTTGAACGCCAGCCTGTCAGCGTTGGCAGGGTGAGCGATCGGCTTCGGCGGCAGTGCTAGAAGGGGAAATGCTCATCTATGTATTCTGTGATTTCCGCTGTTGTCATCTTGCGCCCATGGGTGGCCTCGAACTTGCGTACCGCGCCTAGGTGTCCTTCGACCTCACTGATCAGATGAGGGATTTGTTCCTTGGGGGCCATTGCCTCCCAGTAGTCGATCATGTGGGCCAAGAAATCATCTCGTTGTTCGTCTGACATGGTGGCAGCCAAGTGGAAGGATCGAGAACCCAGATTTGGAACACTGGTAGCCGGGTATTTTTCTTCTAATGTCGCGACAATCTCTGCGGTCATGCTGCGGCGGTTATATTTTGCGGCTTTCTCAACCCGAAGCTTGAGGCCTTCGGGTATTCTCAGTCGGAAATGCAAGTCGTCTCTAGCCATGCCGCACCATTGCCGCACTTTTCTGTTGACCGCAATGCCGCACGTATGCCACACATTGAGTGACACACGGTGTGTCATTGATGGAGGTTTGATATGAATAATGTGAAACGTGTGCGTTGGACCGCCCAACTTCCCGTGGATGTTGACCGGTATCTGTCTGAGGAGGCGCAGAAAAACTGCACAAGCAAAAACGCCGAGTTGATCCGGGCTGTTCGTAATGCGCGAGAGGTGGCGGAGAATGCTGCCGCCTGAAAAGACGAAAACCGCCGGAGCAGCAACTCCAACGGTTTTCAATGAAATTCCAACTCGCAAAAGTAAGGAAATCTGAAAATGAACCTAACAATTGTCACCCAGAATATCAATGGGGAGAACATCCCAACCGCTAATGCGCGTGATTTGCATGCTTTCCTGGAGGTCGGTAAGGTCTTTGGTGCCTGGATCAAAGATCGCATTGAGCAGTACGGGTTCACTGAAGGGCTCGACTATGTGGTTTTTTCCGAAACTGGAAAAAACTCATCTGGTGGTCGACCCGCGAAAGAATACCACATCTCGTTAGACATGGCGAAAGAGCTGTCCATGGTGGAGCGCACATCGAAGGGCAAAGAGGCGCGTCAGTATTTCATTGAGATGGAGCGCCGGGCGAAGGAGGCGGCTGCAAAACCTCAGATGATCGACCTTGATGACCCAGATCAGCTGGTGCCTTTACTGGCGAACTATGCTCAGCGCACCAAGATTGCAGAGGCGCAAGTGTCTGCTCTTACGCCGAAGGCTCAGGCTTATGACCGGCTGGATGCCTCCGAGGGTAATTTGTCAGTTCGCCCGGCGAGCAAGGTTCTGGGCTACCCCGAGAAGAAGCTGACGAAATGGATGGAGGTGAACGGCTGGGCCTTCCGTCAAAGCGGCAAGGGTTCGCTGCAGGCATACTCTCAGCGCCGGAAAGATGGGTTCCTGGATCACAAGTTGCGCCACTTTCAGGACCCGAGGACCGGAGAGGATAAGGTTGACGCGACTTTGGTTATCACCCCTAAGGGGCTGGCCCGGTTGGCAAAAGTTCTCCCTCTGGAAGGAGCCACAGCATGAAGCGCCGTTCCTTTCTTACCGGATCCATCACTGTTCCCGCCTTGGGTGCTGCCATCGCAACTGGGGCCTTCATCCGCGATCCGCATCTTGGGTGGCTAAATCAGTGGCTGGATCTTCAAGCCGCGTGGCGGAAGAGCGGAGAGAATACAGCAGAGGAAAAAGAGCTCTGGGGCAGGGCTGCGGTGATAGAAAAAGACATGTCGAGCAAGGGCGCCAAAACCCTACAGGGGGCTTTGGCGCAGATAGAATGGATCCTGGCGGCCACAGAACCCGAGGATTTTCAGCCCGGCCACCGCCAAGCACTATCGTTGGCGTTTGAAACCCTCAGTCAAGCGGCCTAGGCGCTGGCTCGCCCCTATCTGGGGCGGGTTATTTGGCCTCAGGACATTGCAGTCCTATGTTAACAGTCTGTATCACCATGATATTTAGATGCTTCTGAATATCGTTTTGTTGCATTAGTCGCACGTATTCTTTGCAAGTGGTTTCCCCACTTCCTGTATTTGCGCACCATTTTGCTAGCTCAGCCACCATATTAAACAATGGGGTCGCGCTTTGGTAAAACTCTACGACGTCCTCACAGTCTACTGATTTGCCAGCTTTCACAGTTTCTGCAGCTCCAAAAAGCAGCGCAACTGCTGTCAATATAACCTTCATAATCCCTCCTAACAAAACCCGGTTGACGCTAGTCATCCGGCTCTCTCTTCGCAAGAGGTTGTAGACCCATGGCCATTGAAGTTGGGGCGCTGCGAGCGTCTGCATCACTGGACGCCGCATCGTTTGATGCTGGCGCAAAAAAAGCGCGAGCAGCCCTCAAAATGTTGGGCGGTGGGTTCGAAGAAACCTCTCGTGATGCTGTGCGATCAGCTGAAGCGATGGCGCGGGCATATGACGTTGGATTTGAAAAAACTGCCACCGCAATGCAAAAGCAACTTGATGCCCTGACTGGCGTGGATAAAGCGTCGAAGGCGGCATCTGCGTCTGCCAAAGCCTGGGCGGGACAGCTGGATTTGCAATCCAAGTCCTTTGATCGCCTGCGCGCGTCTCTGGATCCCGTTTATGCATCATCGAAACGGTATGAGGCGGCTGTTGAGCAGGCGAAGGCAGCTGTTCGTTCCGGTATCGTCACCCAAAAAGAGGCGAACAAGGTGCTAGGACTTGCTTCGGAACGCTATTTGGGCGCGGCCGGTTCAATGAAAGTCGCAACAGGCCCTGCGCGTGGTTTCATGGGGTTATTCTCAAAAGAGCGGAGCAACGACCTCAGGCAAGTTGCGCTACAGTTGAGCCAGATCGGCCAGCACGGCGCAGTCACGGGTGACTATTTGCATGCTGCGTCTATTCAGGCCGCTGATATCGGCCTTTCGTTTGGCATGATAGGGGTCGCTGCAGGTACGGCGATCAGCGTGTTGGGGCCGATGGCTCTGAGTTTCCTAGAAATCGGTGAAGCATCCACCGGCCTTGAAGACAGTTTGAGCAAAATTTCCGAGCTTTCAACAGGCCTTTCCAGCGACTTGGATCTGCTGACGTTGAATTTGTCCGAATTAACTGAGAAATACGGAGAAAATGCAGATAAAGTGCGCGAACTCACGGCTGCGTCCGCAGAGTTCAGAGCCGGTGAGATCAGAGACGCATTGCGTGATCAAGTTGCTGAGCTTGGAAGCGTCTCCAACAGCTTTATCTCGGCTGAATCAAATGGTCGTGCCTACGTTCTAGCGATGGAAAAGCTAGCGTCTAGGCTAGGCGTTACCACCGAAGAGGCTCGTCAATACAATATTGCCGTTCGAGAAATGCAAGACCTATCGAGTTTCGACGCTCAGATAGAAAAGCTGGAAGAAATCGTTCAGATGGCAAAGGCTGGCGGAGTCGAGCTTGGCAAGTTTCCTCCAGAATTGCGCGCGGCGCTGATTTCGATGATTGACCTTAGCAATGAAAGTGACGCCTTAAAACAACTCTTGGAAGGCACCACTCCTGCGATTGAGCGAGGAACGACCCAGACGCATAATTGGGCCGGTGCGATGGCCGGTGTGAATGCAGAGATCCAAGCCATCATGTCCTCACTATCTGCCATTGGCGGGGGGTTGATTTCAAATGCTACCAAGCAAGCTGAGGTCGACGCACTTAAAGCGGGCAAGTCTATCCGCGGAGCAGCGATTGAAGCAGAGCGATTTCGGAAAGAGCTGGAGTTTGATGCGCGGCGTGAGGGGGCCACATGGCTGGAACGCCAGGCCATTGATGCCGAGCAGTATCAGTTTGAGCATGGCATTGCCCTGGATGCTGTCTTGGACAAAGAGCGCGAGGCCGCACGCAGTCGTGAGCGCAATCTGAAAAAGACCGGGTCTGCAAGCCGCAAAGCCACCAACCAGCTGAAGAAAGAAGCTGATGCGGTACGCGCGTCCCTAGACCCAATGGCGGCATACAACCATGAGCTGGCAGAATTGGCTAAGCTGCAGGGGCTTTTGTCCAAAGATGAAATGGCCAAGGCCGTTGCGAATTTGAATGTTGAGCTGGCGGATTCCCTGCCTTTGGTGGGTGATTTAACGGACACCCTGACCGAGGGGCTGTTCAACGGTTTTGAAGGCACGCTCAAAGATATCGGTCAAACCTTCAAAAATTGGTTGATCCAGATGATCAGCACGGCAGCCAAAAACCGGATCATGCTTTCACTTGGCTTCGGCGGCTCGCTTGCTGGAACCGCCGCCTCAGCCGCAGGCGGGCTTGGTGGTGGCAGTGGCATTCTCGGTGGGGGTGGCGGGGGCCTTATCAACATTGGCGCAAATCTGCTCGGGGGCGGTCAGATCGCGCAGGGCATTATGTCTGGACTTGGTGGCGTCTTCACCGGCGGCGGCCTCACGTCCAGTTTCGCCAATCTCGGCGGGCTGGTCAGCGGGGCTTCCAGCGGTCTCGGCGCATTCGGTGCAGCTCTACCCGCCCTCGGCATTATCGCAGGCGGTATCGCCATTCTATCCAAAGGCCTCTCGCGTGAATATGACGGCCGTGCTGTCCGGGGCTCTCTGGGCCCGGATGGATTTGACGGTTTTGAATTTGACTTCTGGGACGGTGGCTTTCTGAGAGGAGACAAACAGGTCAACCACACCGCGCGTCCTGAGATCCAAAGTATGTTGGATGACGGTGCGTTGGCAGTTCGCAGCAGCGTTGAGGAAATGGCGGCAGCGCTTGGGTTGGCCTCGACAGCTATCGATGACTTCACAGCAGATGGTTTCACGATCTGGCTGACCGGCCCGAATGCAGGGAGTGAAGAACAGATCGCGAAGGCCTTCGAGGACCAGCTGACCCGCCTGGGCGACGGCATGGCGGATCTGGTTCTGGAAACAGAGGATTACGCGAAGGCAGGCGAAGGCGCGTATGACACACTAACACGACTTGGCGGCTCGCTGATCACGGCCAATGAGGGCTTTGGCCTGCTGAACCAATCACTGTTCGAGGGCAGCCTCAGGGCGGCTGAAAGCGCATCAGCACTTATGGATGCCTTTGGCGGCGTGGAACAGTTTACCGTCAGTGTCGGCAGCTATTTCGAGCTTATGTTCACAGATGTCGAGCGGCTGGCCAAGCAGCAGCAGTACGCGCAGGAGGCGCTGGACGAAGCTGCGGAAAAATTGAACCTGACCCTGCCAACAACCCATGAGGCATTTCGGAATTTGGTGGCAGGTCTGGACCGCACGACCGAGGAAGGTCGCGAGGCTTACGTGACGCTGATTGGCCTGTCTGATGAATTTTCCGTTGTCCATGGGACTGCGCAACAGGCAGCAGATGCGCTCAATGGTGTCGGCGATGCCCTCTCACAGGCAGAGGCCGAGGCGCGCAGGCTCAAAGAGCAGAACATCCGTGATGCTCTGGCAGAGCTGACAGGGGCCATCAAAGAGGCCGTCGATGAAATGCAGGATCGATTAGGCATTATCAGCGACCGGCTTAAGCTTCGTCTCAAGCGCCTGCAAATCTCGGTCGGCGCTGAGCGGGATTCCATAACCGCCAGCCATACCGCCCTGATGGATCAGCTGGAGGGGCGCCTTGGCACATTGGAGGGCGCGGCAGAGAAATCCCGACAACTGTTCGAAACTCTGGATGATGCCATCCGCGACCGCCGCCGCATCGATGTGGAAGGGCGTGAGGTGGAACGCCGCCGCGCACTCATGTATGTGCAAAACGGCGGTTCTGATCCTGATCGCCTGTCTGATGCGCTTAGCGTCTTGGGCGAGGATAATTCTGCTGACTTCTCCAACTATGCCGACTTTCTGGCAGACTACTATCGCACCTCAAACATCATATCGGAGCGCGGTGACGCGGCGCAGACCGAAATGACAGCTGCTGACATGGCAGTTAGTGCGCTGGAGCAGCAGATCGCGCTCGCCCAATCGCAGCATGAGGCGGAAATGCAGCGCCTCGACCAAATCCTGGCAGACGGGCAGCGCACTTATGAACTGGCAATGGGCGAGTATATTGCGGCCATCAACGTCGAAAATGCGGTCACGCAGCTCAATCACACGGCGGAGCGATACACGCTCGTATCTGAGCGGATCGAAACGCGCATGGCAGAGCTGGAAACCATTCGTCTCAATATGGAGCAGATGGTCGCGGCGACCTTGGATCCAACCGCTGGTTTGCCCAGCATCAGCGAAGGTGTTTTTAACGTCGTCGGCGCCGTGAATGCGCTGGGTGGATCCATTGGACAGATGGCAGCTGGTGTTGCCGCGGTTGCCAGCGCGCAAAAGGAAGCCAATCGCATCGCGCAGATCAAGGCGTTGGAGCGCACGCAGGTTGTCAACAGTCGCCCGGGTGCAGCGCGCGCGGCTGGAGAAATCGGCACAATTGGTGGTGCCCTTGAAGCCGTTGGCGAGATCCGGGCCCTGCGTGAAGAGATGGCTGGTTATCTCGGACCAATTTCCAAGGCGACTGGTGCAACTGAACGCTCCCTAAAGCGTGTTGAGCGGGATGGTCTGACCACCAAGGGGGCAGCATGATCATCATCCAACCAATTGACGTCACCGACGCGAACCTGACCACGGATGTCCCGCTGTCCGAGATCGAATGGACGGTGGGCACCACGCCAGAGGGTGAAGAGCGCCGCATCGGCAATTACCTTTACCGTGCAGTGATCGAGACCGCTGATGATCCTGCGACCGGCGTTGACGCGGATCCGCCAACATGGATCCGCATTGGCGTGGTCAATCGGTTTCAGATGTTTGATGAGTTCTACCACTCACAAACTGTGCAGGTGGATCAGATTGAGGTGACAATCCAGCCGACTGAGATCGTGAATTCAGTCACCTTGCTTAACCTCGACGCGCTGTCCGCACGGGTGACCGTGGATGATGGGGCAGGCGGCACACTCTACGACGAAACCAGGAGCCTCTTGGATAACAGCCAGGTGGTCGACTACTGGGAATACTTCTTCTCGCCTATTCTGAGACGGCGGGATGTGACCTTCATTGATCTGCCGTCGTACTCTCAACCTGTCACGATCACCGTAACTGGCGCGGACGGAGCGGAGGTCAGTGTCGGGGGCGCGTTCATCGGGCGTCAGCGCATTATCGGAGAAGCGGTCTATGGCACCCGCCGCGATTTGCTGAACTTTTCCACCAAAGAGCGTGACCAGTTCGGCAGGTTCAACATTGTCCCGCGCAATAAGGCCAAGCTTGTCACCTATGAGGTCGCGGTCGAGACCCGCAACAACGATTACGTTGCTGATTTTCTTGAAGATGTCGCCGATGTGCCAGGCATCTACATCGGTGATCCGACGCGCGGCGGCACCATCACCTATGGCTACCCGCGCGATTTCGGCTTTCCGTATGAGACCCCGTCGATATCCAAACTGTCCCTCGAAGTGGAGAGCGTCACCTGATGTCTGTCACCCAAGTTCCCGCATTCACCAAGGTTCCAAGCCGGTCGGACACGCCGGATACCTTTTCCGCCGACGTTGACAGCTTCCTGAGCGAGATCCCTGACCGAGCGATTGCCAGCAATCAGCAGGCGCAAGAGGTCAACGCAGCGGCAGAGCAGGTGGCCACACAGGCCGCAGCCGTGGCAGAGGCCAGCGCCGCGTTTGAAAGCGGCGTGAACGCGGATCGTTGGGCCGCTGGCGATTACAGCGACGGCGATGCGGTCTGGTCGCCCTCGGATGGGCTGACATACCGCGCCAAGGCGGATTTCACTTCCGCCATTGATCCCGCCGCAGATCCCGCCAACTGGCACAGTCTCACACCGGTTGCGCAGGCCAAGGATGAAATGGCCCGCCTCGCGCTGGTCTTCGCCGCGAATTTCTAAGGAGAACCCGATGTCACAATTTCCCGTGTCCAAACGCCTCGCGCTTGATGCGATGGCGACGGTCTATACCGTGCCTGCCGGTCGCTATGCGATGGTCTCGCACCTTCAGATCACCCCGATCGATCCCGACAATGAGGTGGACGTCACAGTCCAGTGGCTGGATGTGTCGGATGGCGATGCGGTCACGCAGCTTTGTCAGGGTGAGACGATCAAGCCGAATGATACCGGCCCGATCTACCCGATGGGTGGCACTCTGATCCTGAGTGCGGGCGATCAGGTGCAGGCCGAAGCCTCAACCGCAGGTGATGCGGTGCTGAGCTTCAGCGCCTTGGAGTATGATGTCTGATGGGCGGTATGATTGGCACCATGCGCGGGGAACGCATGTTGCGGGCGGGTCGCAATCAAGCAATCTCCGGGTTCGGGTTTGAGTTTGACCCGTCTGAAGTAGTTGATCACGGCGCTCAGCGCAAAGCACTGACTTTTCGCCCGGACGGCACGCGTTATTACTGCTTCGATGATAGTGGTTCGGGTAAAAAGTACATCCGCCAGTATGATCTTGCTGTTCCCTGGTTGCCGTCGTCGTTCGTTGCTTCGGAACCCTATCGACTGACCACGGGGTTGTCGCCAAGTGGCTGTGTCTTCAAGCCTGATGGCACCTCATTTTTTGTATTTGAGAGCTACGACAGACGAGTAGTTGAATACACTCTCAGTGTGCCTTGGGATGTGACTACCGCTGTGTTCTTACGACAGAGTGGGGCGATCTTTTCGGGCTACTATGGAGGCATCGAAATCACACCAGATGGGCGGTCATTGTTTGCTCTCAATTCAAACGTTGTCGGTCACTTTATTATGGCAACGCCATGGGATCCTTCGACGCTCGTCTATGATCAATCTAAGTCATTTGTTCCCATAGATGAGATGAGGGATATCAGTTTTGCCGCGAATGGTATGAGCGCTATGGTGGCTGGCCGCCCCACGAATGTCGCCAACAACAATTCTGGCATTGGTCTGTTCACCATGGATGTTCCTTGGGATTTCGCGTCGTTGACCTACTCGGGCCGTCAAATGCATCTGTCGGAGCTGGTCAGTACGACGAGTGGACCTGGTTCTGTTTACTATCGCGATGAGCGTGATCATCAGCAGCTCTTCTTTGTTACTAACGGTCGGTATTTTTCGAGGATTATTCTATGACCCAGCTCTATCACACTGCCACCACGGCCCCCGCGTTGCTCCCTTTTCGTATCCGCCTCAGCGACGGGCGCAGTCGCACCGATCCGGCCAGCTTTACCGCTGAGGAAATCGCGGATGCGGGCTATATCGCGGCACCGCCGCAGCCGGACCATGACCCGACAACCCAGCGCCCTACCTGGGACGGGGTTGCATGGGGCATTGAAGATATTCCGGTGCCGGATCCGGTCCATCAGCCTCTGACCAAGATCGGGTTCATGCGGCTGTGCATGTTTCTTGGCGGTATGACCCCTGACATGCTTGTGGCGGCGCGGGATGCACCTGAGCTGAAAGCGATGTGGATCATGCTGGATATGGCCGAACAGGTGCAGCGGGACGATCCGGAGGTTGCGCCGGGGCTGGCGCTGCTGGCTGGATTGGGTCATCTGCCCAATGGCGCGCAGGCCGTTCTGGATGGCTGGCCAGCCGCCTGATTGGTGCGCCCGCAGCGGGTCGGGCTATCACACCACCAAAGCAATCGCATGGGAGATCGGAACCAAAGGGTCCGGTCTCTTTTTGTACGTGCCGGAGGGCTTCCCCTTCGATGTCTCAATCCCCCGATGGGCTGGATGGATCTTTGACCGGCACAACCCGCGATACCTGAAAGCCGCCGCGCTGCATGACTACGCCATTCACGTCCTCGGATGGGGCCGGGTCAGCGCGGCCGCACCGTTTTCCGAAGCCCTCCGCGCCAATGGCGTGGGGCGCATCCGCAGGCTGGCAATGGTGCTGGCCGTCACCATCCACAAATGGAGCTGACATAGGCACATGCGAGACCTGTTGTTTTCACCGGAGTTTTGGCTGGCGATGATCGCAGCCATTCTTCTCAAGCTGCGGGCATCGCCGCAGATAACGATCTTCGGTGCCATCACCACCACAGCGTCTGCAATCAGCTGCGCCCTGGTGTTCACAGAGCCGCTGATGGATTGGTTGGAGCTGGACGGCGAGATCTACACCTATGCCGTCTGCGCGCTGATCGCGCTGACGGGTGAGCATATCGCCCGGCAGGTGCTCTCCCTCGGCATCGAGGATGCAGTCCGACTGCTGCGGGGGAATAAGAAATGACCTGGGGCAAGTTCATCATCACGGCATGGGGGGTGGTGCTTGCGCTGAGCCTCATGACCAGCGCGCTACCCACCAGCTGGTGGTTTCAGGCCGGGGAGGTGCGGGTCGCCGACGCCTCTGCCGGTGATTGCCCGGAAATGCAGTTTGATCGCGAGATCAACAGGCCATTCAAGGCTGAGTGGACCGTGACCATCATGGCGCGTGCGTCCTATGGCTGGGCCACCTATCGCACCTATCGGGGCGCCAATGACTACCGGCCGGAAAACCAGCTTCCTGACAGGCTTGATCTCTGCTGGTGGGCATGGGCGGATCCGCTCCACCTGCCGCCCGGCGAATACCGGGTGAACACGCTCTGGCGCATCCATCCCACGCAGGGCCGTGCGCGCGAGGTCCGCCGCACCAGCAACACATTCGAGGTGACGCCATGAACGCCGAAACACTCTGGCTGCAGGAGCGGCTTTCTAAGCTGGGCTTTGATCCCGGTCCACATGATGGCCTGCGCGGCCCCCGAACAGATGCGGCGGTTGTCGCCTTCAAGCGGTCGATTGGCCTGCGCGCGCGGCCCTATGTTGGCCCGCTGACCCGCGCGGCGCTGATGCCTGCCGTGCAAGAGCGGTCGGATCTGCCATGGATGGCCGAAGCGGCCAAGGTGCGCGGCCTGCATGAGCAGCGCAACACCGCAGCCCTGCGGCGCTGGTTTGACGCCTCTGTTTCGTGGATCGACCCGCGCGATATCCCTTGGTGCGGTGCATTTGTTGCGACTTGCCACCGGGCGGCGGAACCGGACATTGATCTGCCTGGGAGCCCGTTGGGCGCCCGCAACTGGCACCCTTGGGGCGATAAGTGCGATCCAGTCTTCGGGGCTACCTTGGTGTTCTGGCGGATCAGCCGAAGCCATTGGGCCGGTCACGTTGGGTTCTATCACGGCGAGGACGACACACATTATCACGTTCTCGGCGGCAATCAGGCGAACGCTGTCACCGTCACCCGGATCGCGAAGCCCCGGCTGCTGTCGGCGCGCTGGCCAATTGGCATCCCGGTTACAGGCCGCCGCATTCTTCTGACCCCCGGCGGAACTCCAATCTCCACAAATGAGGCATGACATGAACAAACTACGAAATCCCAAGGTGCAAGGGCAGCTGCGCCATCTTCTGACAGCCATCGGGCCGGTGCTCGCTGTAATCCTGGCATCAGATGACCCGGCTGCGCTGGTACGCTCCCTTATCGGCGGCGCGGGTTGGCCCGCCTTGGTCGCCCTGCTGATGGCTGGGATTGGTTTCTGGGCGTCTTGGGTTGCCCCGGAGAAGGGCAAGTGATCTCCGCCCTGCTGTCCCGCTTCTGGGGGTATCTGGTGGCCGCTGGGGCGCTCCTCGCGGCTATCTGGGCCTATGGGCGGTCACAGAAGGCGGAGGGGCGCAAGGAAACGTATATTGAGGCAAAGGAGCGAGACCATGCCAAAGCTGACGCCATTCGTGATCGGGTTGACCGCGCTGATGATGACCAGCTGCGGGAATTCGATGATGCGGGCTATCGAGACTGAGACAGTCGCTGAGGCTGAGATTTGCCGGACCATCGGTCAAAAGCTGCCCACGCGGTCCCGACAAGATACGCAGCAGACCAAGGATGAAATTCAAGAGGCGTATCTGAATTTCAAGCTGGCCTGTCCGCGATGGGTCCATCTGATACCCGCATGACTGCAACGTGTAAGCCCCGCCGGTGAGCGGGGCTTTTTGTGTTTCGGGGTTGGGTGCGTTTCAGTAGGCGTAGCAGTCGTCGTCATAAGATGGGTCGAGCCAGCCCGTGCCGTCGCATGCTTCGCAATCCTCATCGTCCTGACCGCATAAACAGTCGGCAGGCCAGCACGGGCATTTGTGATAGCCGCGCCCGTTGCAGTCTGGGCATGGCCTCACTTCATCATCATTCGCCATGGGTCTCTCCATCAAAGGGGTAACGGGTGCGTCACCGGGTTGTTCTAGGTTGGTTGGATTCGTAGAGCAGGCCGTCTTTGGCCACCTGCGTTCCGGCAGGTGATGTCCATCCGCTCGGAAAAGTCGTTTCGCCGAATGTCGCGCCTTCAGCCATTTTCAGGAGCGCCACGTCGTTGCGGTCCTCTGGTTCCCAGTACCGCTGGCCCTGTGGTGTATGTTTCTCGATCAT